CCTCAAAGATTGAGCCTAGTGGGGGTTGGCGAACCCCTCGACAACCCGCTGGGAGTCAATCAAACAAACTTAATGAAGGGGTACTATCGCCAGGAACAAAAGCTTGGCAGTAGATTCAAAAGTAAGTTCACGCCAGATAGCATCAAACGTGCGACTTTAAGGAGAAAAAAATATGGCATCTGAGTTTCAGCGCAGTCCAATTAAGGCGAAGAACAAGGCGGTTCGCATTGACGCCCAAGGCTTCACCAACGTAATTGAGTTCACGGCAAGCTCCAGTGGTGGCACAGTTAACACTGTTGCGACATCCCCTGCGTCCTTGAACGTGACTCTTAACGGCACGAGCTATCGCATCGCGCTACACAGCTAATGTCACGCGCATTAGATAAATTCCAAGGTCAATACGGATTCTCCGTAGGGACACAAGGAACAGCTCCTGCTGGCTACTGGGCGATCCAGATGCTTGCAGATACCACGTTTAGCACGATTAGTGGTAAATTCGATGGTACTCTGACAGGCGTTACGATTGGTTCAGGCAACATCATCTATGGCGAGTTTAACAGCTACACGGCTGGAACTGGCAGGGTGATCGGCTACATAGCTGGTTAATGATTCAAGTAATCACATCGCCAAAGGTTCTATCCCTTGGCGATTGATTGCATTGTTATTTTATGCCAAGATTATCTCTAGGACTAGGCGTGCAGACTATCCGCAAGGTTGGTGGTGGAGCGCCACCAGCAGGCGATATTGTGGTAGCTACAACCACAAATGTAATCGTTACATTTGGAGACACTTCTTCAATTAACTATGCTAGGGATGGTTATCCTGTAACTGTAAATTATCTTGTTGGGTCTCCTACTGAGGAAATAAGTTTTCAGAGGTTGAATTTTAATTTTGACGAATCAGGGATTTGGGCATTGGTTCAGTATTCTTCTGGAGAAGAAGGCGGTTTGGTTATAAAAGCAACAAATCCAAGCACAAATCCGCTTATCATTCCTACAACTGGATGGACTTATACTCTTGGAACTGGCCCAGCAGTCACCATCACCGCCGCTTGATGAACATTCCGCTAGTCATCCTCTGCCTTGCTTTTGCCTCATGCTCGCCACGCAAGCAGGATAACAATGCTTTACCAGTTTATTCGGATATGGGGGCAGCATCTGACCTTGGGACAACTAAGCCATGAGCGAAGACCAAATCTGGAACATGGAAGTTAGGCTTGCCAGAATGGAAGAGCGTCAGGTTCAGCTTTACGCTATGGTGGAAAGGTCACTTGCTTTTCATGGGGATGTTGCTAATAGATTAGGTGCGCTAGAACACCTGCGGACGAAGGTTCTGGCTGTAGCTGGGCTAATAGGGCTTGCTTGCTCAATGGCCTGGGATGTCCTAAAAAACCGCCTTTCTAACTAGGAGACTAAATGCCCACACTTGGAACACAGACGATTAGTAGTAGCTTTGCACAGCTTCTAAAGACCTTCACCACTGGTGGGCTTGATGGCGCGTTGCAGGTTGTTACTGATGGAGACAATACGTCTTCTGCATTATCCTTGTCCACCTCTGGCGTAAGCAGCACTGGATCGTTTACGGTTTCAAGCAACAGCAGTCTTTTAGGACCAGTTACCTTCGGGTCAACAATTACGGCATCTACAGGCACATCCACGATTGGAACGCTGTTCGCGTCTGGCCCAGCGACCTTTGGAACTAGCCTTACTGCCTCAACTGGCACTGCAACGATTGGCACGCTATCAGCGGGTACGGCTACAATTTCTACAGCCACAATTAGCACTGCCACAATCCCCAACATCATTGGCGTTTCCACCTTCGCCACTGGCTTTACTTCGTCTACTGGCACAAACACGCTTGGTACGATTGCCTCCACCACGATCAACAATAGCGGGCTTGCCACAGTTGGAACGCTTCAAGTTGCAACCAGTAGCACTGGCCCAAAAATAACAAATGTTTCCTATGGCACGTTTGCCTTTACTGGGGCTACAGTTCAGACACACGCTGCTAACGATACCACAATTGGCACATTTGCGTTGCCTTGTCAGCTTGGAGATATTGTGATTGCTTCAATCAATAGCCTTGGATCAACAACTGGAACTGGTGCTTTGATTGCAACAAACTTCTTTCCAATAGCAACGGATGTTGTCGAATACAACATAATCGGAAAAGGTTCAACCGCAGGGACAATTCCCGCGGGAACTATCTTCGCAACCGCACTGAGGTTTACAGCTTAATATGGCAAACATAATCAATCGTCAGCAGACCTTCTCCACCAACGGTACGGTTACTGCGGCTGGCCTGCATAACCTAATTGATACCGCGCTTGTTAATTCTGCAATCATCAAGAACCAGCAGGAGATCACAACCATTGGTACGGCTGACTTGCTTCTCATCGCTCCAGACAGCGTTGACTCTTCATTAGCTCCACGGAAGACCACAGTACAGAATTTATTTGAAGATGCGTTAACTTCTGGAACTTATCTTGGTCTAAACCTAAGCGGAAACTTTACCTATGGAACGGCTACTGGAAGCGTTCTGTCGACTAGCACGGCCACGATTGGTACGATTGGTGTTACCACTGGCACGATTACCAATGTAACGATCCCAACCCTTACGGCTGGCACAACCACATCCACAGCAGCTACGATTACAACTGGCACGATTCCTACCCTCACTGCTGGAACTACAACTGGCACTGCTGGCATCTTTACGTCTGGAACAGTTACAACGCTTAACAGCACAACTGGCACGATTGGCAATTTCACAACTACTCTTACTGGAGATGTAACGATTAGCACAGGATCGGCAACGGTTGGAACTAGGGTTGCTGTTCTAAATACTGCCCAGCAGTACACCAGAGCGCATAACTTCGCGGCCACAGCGTTGACAATCACCAGCGGAACTGTTCCTTGGAATCTTGCCGAGAACCAGGTTGCAACGCTGACCGTGACAACCAATTCCACGATGAACACGCCTACCAACCCGCAGGCTGGATCGACCTATGTTATGATCGTCACGCAAGGTACTGGCGGGAGCAACACTCTTTCATTTAGCACAGCGTACAAGTTTGTCAGTGGATCTGCCCCTGTCTTGTCAACTGGATCAGCCCAAGTTGACGTTCTATCATTCGTTTCAAACGGAACTGTCCTGTACGGCGTAGCAAGCCAGAACTTCTCGTAATCCTCCATGCCCTGGCCTGTCCATCCAAATGGCCTGCTTGGAGCGCAAGGCGATAATGATACTTATCAGATAAGCCGTAGCTTGCGGTTTAATTCGGCTGATTCGGCGTATTTGAGCAGGACTCCAAGCAGTGCTGGAAATAGGAAGACCTGGACTTGGAGTGCATGGGTTAAGCGTGGAAAAATAGATTCATCAGGAACACAATATCAATTATTTACTGTTAATAATGCAAATAACGACACTGGAACAACTGAAATTTATATAAGTCTTGATACGTTATCGCTTGGTGCATTTACAGTTAATTGGAGAAGAACAACTCAAATATTTAGAGATCCTTCAGCATGGTATCATTTGGTTTTTTCAATTGACACAACACAAGCAACGGCTGCAAATCGTATAAGAATATATGTAAATGGGTCTGAAATAACATCGTTCAGCACATCAAACAATCCAACACAAAATGCAGATTTAGGAATAAACAGCAATACAGCACATTACATTGGGTCTGAAGTATATGGAGGGCCAACTGCATATTTTGACGGCTACCTAACAGAAATTAATTTTATAGACGGACAAGCCTTAACCCCATCCTCATTCGGAGAAACCGATGCAGTTACAGGCCGATGGAAAGCCAAGGCGTACAGCGGTTCGTATGGTACGAATGGGTTTTATTTGAAGTTTGCGGATAATAGCTCAACAGCAGCACTTGGAACTGACTCAAGCGGGAATGGCAATACATGGACTACTAACAACTTCTCCGTCACGGCTGGCGCAGGCAATGATAGCCTTGTGGATTCACCGACTAATTATGGAAGTGATAGTGGGGTTGGCGGGACGGTGAGGGGGAATTATTGTACTCTGAATCCATTGGATAAGGGATCAAGCGCAACATTATCTGATGGGAATCTTGTGCTATCGTTAAGTGCGGCAAGTTCAGTTCGAGGAACTATTGGAGTAAGCAGCGGAAAATGGTATTGGGAAACTACCTGGGGAGGAACAAGCGGATTGATAGGAATTGCGAAAGGCGATACTCTTTTATCATCGTATGTAGGAAGATATGTTGACCAGTGGGCGTATGCGCAGACTGGAGAAAAATATACAGGTAATGTTGGCTTGGTATACGGAGCAACATTTACAACTGGAGATATTATTGGAGTAGCTCTTAATGCAGATAGTGGTCAACTTACATTTTACAAGAATGGAGCAAGCCAAGGAGTTGCTTATTCTGGACTAACAAGCGGTCCATACTTCCCAGCATTTGGAGATAATTCAGCAACAACAAATCATGTCACAAACTTCGGCCAACGCCCATTCGCCTACACTGCGCCCTCTGGCTTCAAGGCTCTCTGCACCACCAACCTTTCGACTCCAACAATCAAGAAGCCGAGTAGTTATTTTGATGTGGTGACTTATACTGGTGACGGAGCAAGCTCTAGGTCAATTACAAGTTTAGGATTTAATCCAGATTTCTTGTGGCTTAAATCAAGAAGCAATGCCTATTCCCATAGGTTGGCAGATGCAGTTAGAGGTGCCGGAAAGGAACTTTTTGCAAACGAAACAAGCGTTGAATCAACAAATGCTTCAGACGGATATGTTTCTTCATTTAACTCAAACGGATTTACTTTAACAACTCCACCAGGAGGAGTTGCTGTAAACGCAAATGGCCTTACCTACGTTGCCTGGGCTTGGGATGAAGCACCAATAGCTGGGATGGACATTGTTTCTTATACAGGAACTGGAACTGATAATTTAACCTTTAACCACAACCTAAATGTTACTCCAGCAATGGTTATCATTAAGGCAAGAAGCGTGGCTTCAGAATCTTGGAACGTGTGGCATAAATCTTTAGCAGCTTCAACGTATTTTCTTAGATTACAAACAACAGACTCTGTATTTACAAGTCTTCCAAATAGGCAAAAGGCACAATCTTCAACAACTATTACACTTGGGACTGATAGCGAAGTTAATCAAAATGGAGGTACTTATATCTCCTACCTCTTCGCCGAAATCGAAGGCTTCAGCAAGTTTGGTTCTTACACTGGTAACGGAAGTGCAGATGGTCCATTTGTGTTTTGCGGGTTTAGGCCGAGGTATTTATTTATTAAAAATACTGCTGGAGGATCATGGGAACAATATGATACGGCAAGAGATATATATAACCAAGCATCTTTAATTCTTGAGCCAAATTCATCTGGAGCAGAACAAACAGCCGCAGGTTATGTTTTAGATCTTGTATCAAATGGTTTTAAGATTCGAGGCACAGCAAGTGGAATCAATACTAATGCAAATACATTCATCTTCGCAGCTTTCGCAGAGCAACCATTCAAATATGCAAGGGCTAGATAAGGAGTAACTATGTGGATCACAACCGAAAATAACATCATCCGTCAACCCGAAGGCATCCGCATTGGCGATGTAAACCACCCAGCCAGCATCTTCTGGTGCTGGAGCAAGGAGCAACTTGCCGAGGTTGGAATTAAGCCTTATACTCCAGCCAGCGTTCCAGAAGGCTATCGAGTTACTGGAGCGTACACAGAGGAAATTGATGGAGAGGTTTTTGAGAGGTTTAACCTAGAGGCCATTCCTCAACCACAGGAGTCTTCAAATGACGCTAACTGAAATAGCTCAGTACGCTGGTGAGAAGGTTGGAAAGACCGACTCAGATACGCTTACCTTTTTACAGAAGGCAGCAAGCTTGGCCTATCGGCGTGTATGGGACTTTGCACCTTGGCGCGAGACTGTCACTAACTCTACATACTCAGTAGGGACAACTCGCCTTATTACTTTAGGCACTAATGTAGAGACTCCTCTTTCGGTGGCATACAATGATGCAGAGGTTGACCCAATTGATCTAGCTACAATCATTAGCCAAGACCCAGGCTTGCTGTCCGATGATCGTACTGGTGATCCAGACACATATCATTTCACTGGTCGTAACAGCAGTGGCGTTGCACAGCTAAACCTTTACCCAAGGCTTGCCACATCTGGCACAATCCCATTGCGCGTAGTGGAAAAGCTAAAATGCCTTACTCGCACAAACATTATCGTTGACTTTCCACCATCCCAAGCCGCGCTGGATGACGAGCTTCGCCTACCCCACGTTCATCATTTGGTTCTTGCCTTGACTCATTCTGATGCCCTAGAGCGTGAAAGGCAGTATGCCAAGGCGCAGGCAATCACGCAGACTGCTAACTCAGACCTTGCGGCTATGGCTAACTACGAGTTGAGCCAAGTTGGAGGCGTTAAGCAGATCACACCGCAAAGTCTTGGCGAGTTAACCATAGAAGAAATGTTCTCTGCTTAGGAGGCATTGCTTTGTACTACTCCGATAATTTAGACGATGTTCTGTCGTTTGACGGAATCCGTAGCTTTACGGGTGGTCAAGCTAGCGGCCTGCAATCTGACCTACTAGCCGAGAACCAAGTACAAGAGTTGTACAATATGACCCTTTCGCCAAAGGGTAATCTTGAGACTCGCGTAGGCGCGACAAGCTTTGCAACTGGCGCAACCAGCGCAGTAACTTCAGTCGGAGGGATGCGGTACTATGAGACATCCGCAAACCAGCAATTGCTTACTGTTACTGGTGGAAGATTTTACAGCATTGAGTCAAGCGGAAGCGCGACAGTCCACCTTGGGTATCAAGAGTGGGCTAATACAAACATAACCTGGACAGCGGCTACCAGCCAATGGCGAGACGGCTACAGCGTGGCAGAAGACATTGAAGTGTCTTTCGCACAGTTTGTTGACAAGATGTTTATTTCTGATTCCGATAGCGATCTACACTTTTGGGATGGAACTGCGGTTGAGAGGCAGGGTGGGAAGGTTAGGGCAATTACGGTAACAACTGGCGGAAGCAATTATACAAGCGCAACGGCAATTATTTCTGGACCTAGCCTTGGTGGAACAATGCCAGAGTTGATTACAACGATTGCGGGTGGAGCAATTTCTGGAGTTACAGTTGTCAATGGTGGTTCTGGCTATTCTGGTGCGCCTACTGTGACAATCATTGGGAATGGCTCTGGAGCTACGGCTACAGCTACAGTCAGCGCGCCTCCAGCGGGTATTAGGATTTTGGTCAATGCGGAAAACAGATTATTCGGCGTTGGCTCTGGTGCAAACAGAAACACGCTGTATGCGTCCGACCTGCTTGATCCTTCAGTATGGGATTTAACCAATAGCATCGTTGTCAACGGAGATGACGGAGATCAGATTACGGCAGTTGTTCCTTACTACAAGAATAGGTTGATTGTATTCAAGAAGCGCAGAGTATTCCAAGTTGATATTCCTAGCGATGCCACTTCTGGCGCGGATTGGATTGTTTCCATCATTTCAAACAATACTGGATGCGTGGCAACTGGAACGGCTGTGCAAGTAAGCAGCGACATTTTATTCTTATCCGATAACGGGATCAGATCGCTTGTTCGCTCTGTTGCTGACGATTTTAGTTCAGTCGGAATACCTATTTCAGAGGTTGTCAAGGATGTGATCCAGAGCATAAATACGGATTCTATTAGGGTGGCTACAGCAATCTACTATGACAACCGATACTTCCTCGCCATACCTACTGGATCAAACGATTACAACGACACGCTGTTGGTTTACAACACAGCGTTAAATGCGTTTGAGGGAACTTGGAGTCCGCAGGTCATGCAATTCACGCTTACGAACTTTAATCAAGAAGGCTCTAGGGCGATGTTTAAGAAGACCAATGGCATAATCGAGAAGTATGCTGGCTACAAATCTCCCGCTGGTACTACTGCTGAAGACTATAAGGACGCTGGAACTGATTACCAGTCTTATATCCGAACCAAGGACTTTAACTTTGGCGATCCATTCTCGTTAAAATATGGAAGCTATTTCGAGGTTATCTTTGATAATTCATTTTCATCTGATGCTACAATATCTATCCAGCGCGATACTGACGTTGGAGACATTGATGTTCAATCCAACATCAATATTGCAAGTTCAGTTCTCACGCTTCCATTCACGCTACCAGCAGTCCTCCCAACATCGGTCAAAAAGAAGCTTGCCAGCGACCTGCGCAAGTATGAAAAGTGGAGGTTACTTAATATCAAGATTTCTACCCCAGCAAACAAGATGGCTGTACGCCAGATTACGGCTGCTGCCAATCCAGATACAGTCCAGATCCAGCAAACAATATGACGGCCATTGAGTATATTGAGCAAAGCGGTGTTCCAGAAGGTATGTGGCCTAACCTGGCTGAGTGGTTTGGTTGGTTTGAGAAGCAGGGCATGGTCGGGATTGTGGAGGACAAGGATGGCATAGTTGGAGTGGCTTTGGCTAGGTGCCTAAAGGATGGGCAAGAGCCTAAGCATTATGAGCATAGCGAAGATGGCGAGAATGTGTTTGTTGATTTGACTATCTCTTCAAAAGGTGCTAAATCCTTACGATGCTTGCTGTTGCTCCTTTGGGAGCGTTTTGGTCCTCGCAAGCGGATCACTTTTAATCGTTCTGGCAAACCAAGGAGTTACAGCTATATGAAGTTTATGCGAAAGGCTAGGGTTTAACACCGTGGGTGGATCTCCGTCTATTCCTTCACCGCCTCCTCCTCCCAATCCACAAGAGGTAGCGCAAGCAAACGCTGCTGCCTATCGGATGAATGTGGATACTTATATCAGCAAATTGCCAGAGATGGCTGCTGTTGAAAACAAAATGCGGGTGCAGTATATGCCCCAACAGCGCGCATTAGAACGTCAGTTATCTGCGTTGGATCAGCAGGCAGGCGTGCAGGCTGGATTGCAACTAGAACGCCAATATGGCCCACAGCGCACGCTTGAGGGGTTACGCAGACAGTACGAAACCAGCCCACAAGCGTATGCGTTGAATCGCGGACTAGGCGATCAGATGACTAGGCAGTTTGCGCAACTTTACGGCCAGAGTCCTTACGGCTCTGTAGAACAGAACGTAGCCATGAATCGTCAGCCAGGACCTTTTGATTTCTACGGCACAATTGGAACAAACATCAGCAGTCCAGAGTTAAAGGCTTAATATGGGAAGATTTGGAACACACGTTGAAAATCAGTATTATGTTGATGAGAATGGAGACATTCAGTCAACGCCTAAAATTCATCATCACGAATCCAACAATCCAGATGATCCGATAAGCAGACAAAAGGCTAGAATTGATGCCTACAGCCAATCCTCATATAACGCAGCCCTACAGCAAAGCATCAAGGTAAAGACAGACAAGTTGCAGGCCACCTACGAGAAACAATTGGCAGATGTGACAAGCAGGGAAAATACCTACAATTCACTTGCCGATCAAATTAAATCCCTAACTGGTGGCGAGTCTGGCTATACGGCTGGCAGAACTGCTGGTCCTGCTGGGCCTGGATTTAACCAAGCCTTGGCGCAACTTTCTGCCTCACGCAACTACGGATCGTCTGATCTTGGCACAATGTTAAACTTCCAAGTATCCGATCAGCAGATCGTTGACGATTACAACAACTCAAGATCATCGAAATTAGATGATGTCATCAAGCGCGGGAATACGCAGATCGCTGGCATTCAAGAAAGACTTAATACTGCAAACGAGCTTTTGGCTGGGTTGCCAGCAAATGATGCTCGCAGAACTTCATCCAATGTTTTCGTTAAACAACTCAACGATGACTTAAAGAGCGTAACCAGCGCAGTTACTGAAGCGCAGGATATGCAAAAGAATTTCAAGCCCATTACAATTGATAGCCCCGAAGGGCTAAAGGAAATTACCGCATTCCGTTCTTTTGCTCAGTTACCAGAAGAACGCGCAGCCCAACAGCTTTACCAGATTGATCCAGATTCCTATCGCACTGCTGTTGGTTTGGGTCAGCAATATCGTCAGATGGCAACTCAGCCAATTGGTGCAACGACTACTCCTCAAACCGAACAACTTCGCAAGACCATCGAGGACGAGGCTCTCAATCAGCTACGCCTTGGATCGACCATTGGTGCGGAAGAACGGCGTGGCTACGAGCAGGCCGCAAGAGCAGCACAAACTGCGCGTGGAAATGTATTTGGAATTGGACCAGCAGTACAAGAAGCTGCACAGATTGGTGCTGCTGGAGAAGCCAGAAAACTTGCACGCTACGGAGCAGCACAAAGCTTCCTTGGATCTGGCTTATCGAGTGGTGATGCGCTCAAAGCTGACATAGCATTCCGTGACGCATTGCGTCAAAATAGGCTAGGTGCAGCAGCCAACTTCATTGGTGGCGGACCTTCGATTGCCAACCTAGCAGCCCAGCGTACAGCCCAACAGCAGGGTGCATTCCAGAATTATGTTCAAGCCAATCAAGCATTGCCTGGTGGCTTCAACCAACAGCCTTCTACGGCAACTCCTTTTTATCAAGTGGTTGACCAGCAAATTCCTGTCCAGCTTACCAATGCGTTTAATAATCTTTATCGCTCGCAGGCTGATTACGGAGCAAGCACCTATGGTGCGCAGGTTGGTGCAATTTCTAGGCAGCCAAGTGGGGCTGAACAGTTTGGTCAGATTGCTACTGGCCTTGGCAACTTAATCAAGATATAAGGAGATTTATGGCAGTATTAGATGTACCAGAATTGATGAATATGTTTCGCCAAGAC